ACTACAACGGGCCCGTCTACCAGGACCAGCGCAACGTCCACAGCAGCACCCGCGGCGTGTGGGCCAAAACCAACAACCAGCAGTAGGAGGAGACCGTCATGCCCAAGCCCACCGCCGAACAGCTCCGCGTCGACGCCGAGGAGAACGAACTCCTCGCCGCGTTCCGCCGCGCCCAAGCCGACCTCTACGCCAACGCCGCCCGCGAATCGGCCGCCGGAATCTTCCACGAAACCCCGGAGTATCTGCGCCTCAACCAGGCCGTCATCGACGCCGGGAAGCGGTTGCCCGAGGGGCTCAAGCGGCTCGCCAAGGACATCTGACCTGCCGCGCGATCGCGCCCCCGGCCGATCCGGTCGGGGGCGTTCTGCTCGAACCGGTGGAACATCCGCCATCCCGCCGCCCACCAGCATCAACCGCCGATAGCCTGCCGACACCGCACATCCCTGGGGGGACCATGACGAACGACCTGCCGCCGATGCCCGACATCCCGCCCGCGCCCGCGCCGAAACCGGCCGGGAAGCAGCGCACCAACGCGATCATCATCTGTGCGACCGCCGCGATCATCGCCGCGATCGTCACCACCGGAATCGTCGTCGTGCAGTCCCAAGGCGACGACAGCAAGCCGGCCACCACCGCCAAGTCGAGTTCGGCTCCAGCCACAGAGGTGACCGAAGCAGCCGAGAGCACGGGGCCGACGTACACCGACCTTGACGCCGACAGCTTCTTGATTGAGCTGAAGACCAAGTCTCGGCAGTGCTTCGGGTCGGCGGGCTGCAACGTCACGGTCGAGCCGGACCTGACCCTTGCGGTCGACAGCGAGAGCATCGACCCGGACGCGGTGTACGAGATCACCTACGAGATCCACGGCGACGCGTCCGGTCCGGTCATCGAGACAGCCGAGCTGACGGACCAGACAAGCCTGAACTACACGCCGTCTCTGATCAGTACGGCCTCGGCGAGCACGAAGATCTCCGTGGAGATCACCGACGTCGCAGCCCAGGGGGGATGAGGCGTCGTAGGCCAGGCGTGCAGCGGCCCCGCTCCGGATTCCGGGCGGGGCCTTCGTCATGCAGTGGGTTCCCCAGCCGGGGCCTTCGTCGTGCGGGCGGGGACGGCGCGGGCGACCCAGTCGCGACCGGCCGCGTCCGTCGGGCTCGTCACCGGTACCGCCCCCATGCGCTCGCAGATCAGGTCCAGTTCCCGCTGGCAGGAGGCCTCGCTCTTCGCGCGCACCATGTAGACGACGTCGCTCATACCCGCAGTGTGCCCGGGGTGGTGGGGGAGGCGAGGCGGAATGCGGGAAGCGGGCTACGGCTTGGCCGGGTCGCGCTTCTTCGCCGCGACCTCGCGGCCCACGGTGGGCTCCCGCTTCCGCTCGGCGCCGACCGCGCGGGCGATGCGGCGAAAGAACTCATCGGATAGGCCGGTGAGCTTGGCCAGCTGGGCGGGGGTCGCTCCGGCCAGCAGGTCTTTCGCCGCTTGCTCCTTCACGGGGTCTCGGAGTTCGAGGGCGCCCTCGTGCATTCGCTTGTGGCGGGCATAGAGGCGGGTCGCCTCTTCGTCGGGGGTGTAGTCGCTGGCCATGCGCTCATCGTCGCACAACGGGTTGGCCACAAGGAAGGCCAAGCAGGTGTGGGCGCCTAAAGAATCTTGAGGACAACTCTGTGGCCTCTTGCGTGGCCAACAAGTTGGCCTCTAGAGTAGAGGCATCGCCAGGGAGACCAGCAGGGGAGACGGCAATGCGGCTCAGCTACACGAACCCGATCACCGGACACCGTGTCAGCCGCGACGCAGGCGTCCGCTACCTCCAGATCGACGGCGTCGTGCTCGAAGTCCGGCACTACTACCGCAGCCGCGACGCGTGGAGCATCCACGCCTACCGCGACCACTTCAGCACCGACGTCGCTCTCGACTGGGTTCGGTCCGGCAAGGACATCGTCATCGCCGACGTCCGCCGCAAAGGGCTCCTCGACCAACTCGCCCGCTACATCAACAGCGACGAGTGGGCCACCAAAAGGCAGTCCTGGCTCAACCTCACCGCCCAGGCCCAGCGCTAATCCAGCACCACCGCACCAAGGGGGACAAGATGATCCGCACCGCCAAGATTCGCCGCCGCACCCAGGTCGCCGCCCGCACCGCCCCCAAGGCGCTCCGCTACCGGGCCATCAGCGGCAACATCGCGGTCCTCGTCGACGCTGGCACCCTCGTCCGGACCGGCGACATCCTGGCCCGGCTCGGCGCCGACGACCTGAAGGACGGCTACCAGTCCTGGTACGGCCGCCACGTCAAGAAGGCCTACATCGCCGCCAACGAGCAGCCCCCTGTCCAGGTCTGGGCGCAGCACCGCACCACTGGCAAATGGATCCACGTTGCCGTCTACAGCCCCTACGACATCGCCCTCTACGTCGGACTCGTCACCTACAAGCGGACCGCCCATCTCGCGCAACCCGCCTTCTTCCAGGCGGCCTACACGGAGGCTGCTTAGACCAACTTCCAGGCAGGAGGCGTCATGACCAGCACCTCGCCCCGCTACCAGGTCAGGAAAGCCGTCCACGGCGGCTGGTACGTGTACGACACCCGCACCGGCCTCATGTGGCCCGGCATGGTCCAGGTCGGCGCCCGGCAGCTCGCCGCCCACCTCAACCGCAACAACGCCTAGGAGGCCGTCATGTCCCGAGCCATGGACCGCATCCGCCGAGAGGCGAGGGAGCAGTACGGCGCCGCCCCGGCCACTCCCGAGCAGGCCCTCGCCCACGTCCTCACCGTGCTCGTCGGAGAGCCGGACAACCGCCTCATGGTGGAGGCGACGAACGGCATCTACGGCGACGGCGTCCGCACCGGCCTGACGATGGGCGACCTGCGCGCCCTCGCCACCCGCGTAGGAGGCCTGTGATGCGTGCTCAGACGTCTGGCCTGTGCCTGCTGATGTCGCTCCTGTCGCTGCTGTTCGCGTGGTGCGTCCTCGCCCCGCACAACGTGCACGCCGTAACCCCGCAGCCTGCCGTCACCGTCACCACCCCGTAAGGAGAACCCGATGCAGGAGATCGCACGCAAGCAGGAGGCCGTCGTGGGCCCGGTCGTCTGGATTCTGTCCGGCGGCGAGCTGAGCGAAGGCGGCACGATCCTTGGTGTCTTCATGGACCGTGACCTTGCCCGAGGCGCACTCACCGATGAGGCGCAGAAGTTGCACGACCGGTTCACGATCCGCGACGCCCGCCAGGAAGACGACGGATCCATCCACGTCGAAGGCGGCTGTGACTGGCTGGCCCTGGAGCCGCACACGGTCGTCACGGCGCAGGAGCTGAACGCGTGACCGCCCCCGTCGAGCCTGCCCCGGCCGTCGACGTGCCGGAGCCGCTCACCGAACCCCGCCGGGACTGGCCGCAGGAGACCGCCGCCGAGATCCGCCGCGCCGACCGCGACTACTGGGTCGACCGCGACTGGCCCAGCGAGTACGACGACGCGTCCGACCACTACTACTGCTGAGGGGCCTCCATGCAGGTCATCAAAGTTGCCGACGACGGCACCGTCACCATCGAACTCACCGCCCGCGACGTGAAGGACGTCCACCAGGACCTGGACGGCATTCCCTGGCCTGACCTCTCGCTGGCCAGCCAGAACCTGCGGCGACACCTCGAGGCACTGCAGGTTGGAGGCATGGCGTGACTGCGAACCCGGCCGGCATCCCCGCCGGCCCGATCGAATCCGAACCCCTCGACTACCGGCCGCGCGCCGAGCAGGAGGCCATCCTCCGCGACGTGCTGGCCGCCGCCGGAGTCGAACTCGGCGCCTATGACGAACGGATCGTCCGCTGGTTCGCCGGCTATGCGGACTGGTCGACGTTCGCCGTCATCGCATCCTGGATCCAGCGGGCAGCTGCCGACACCCGCCGATGACCCGCACCGTGCAGGGCCCGCCTCCAGCCTGGGGCGGGCCCTGTGGCGTGCTCACGGCGTTGTCGCTCTCGCCGCCTGGCGCCGCTGCCACCACCGCCAACCCGCCCGCGGCGCCTCCCAATACACGGCCCGCAGAATCCAGTAGCCCGCGTACAGCATCCAGAACATCAGCTTGAACATGCCGACGATCGCCGCAATCCCCAGCCCGAAGAAGCCGGACGCGGCACGCCCAGGCGAAGCCGACACCCTCAACGGGCCGATCCCGCCCGACAGTCGAATCCCCATCGCAATCCCCCCAACAAGCGCACGCACCCCCTGCGCGCGGTCCGCGGATGTTACCGCCGACGGCCGCGCGCCTGACGGGTCTTCGCCGCTTTCCGCCCCATAAGGGATCGCTGCGACCATGTCCGGCCGGCGTTGCTGATCCGCGCCGCCTTGGACTTGCTGGCGCCCTGTCGGCGCAGCGCGCGGTATGCGGCCTGGCGCGTCTTGTAGACGAAGCCGGCGCGTCCGCCTCGATCCGAGACCATGCCTGCTCCTCTCACCTGCCTTCAATGCTGCCCCTGCGACAGGCGTTGCGGTAGGGGAGTAGCGACTAATCCGCACCGATGTCCTACGATTCAAAGGTGAAGGTGATGTAATTCTGAAGAATCGACGGCAGTGAGGGGAGTGGGGCATGGCTGGCGGACCCGCACCGTACAACCGGCAGAACAAGGCCGCACGCGCCGACCTCGCTGCGCTCCTCTTCGACCTCCGGGCCCGCGGCCTGTCCTTCTACGCCATCGACGACCTCACCCAAGAACCCGACGGACCCACCGGCGGCGAACGCGTCCCCGCGACCACCGCCCGCGACCTCGTCCGCAAGGAAGCCGAACGCCGCGTCGACCCGCGCGTCGACGAGTACCGGACCATGGAACTCGCCCGCCTCGAAGCCTCCCTCGAACGCCTCCACAACATGGAGGAGTCCGTGCGGCAAGTCATGGCGCGCAAGCACATCACCGTCAACAACGGGCGCGTCATTCGGGCGCCGAACCCAGACACCGGCGAAGACGAGCCCGTCGAGGACGACACGTTCGTCCTCCAGGCCGTCGACCGGCTCAACCGCATCGAAGAGTCCCGGCGCAAGGCCAGCGAGTCCATCCGCCGCCTTCTCGGCCTCGACGCCGCCGTCAAGGTTGACGCGCAGGTCACCGAAGTCACCCAGCAGGACATTGCGGTGCAAGAGCTCGTCGCCGAGATGAAGGCGAAGAACGCCAACACCACCGATCAGCTGCGCGCCGAGCGGGGGCAGAGCGAGTGAGTATCGCCGTCGACCAGCTGCGCATCGCCGACCCCTACGACCCGGCCGCGAACGCAGAGACGTTCGACTTCCCCGCCTGGGTCGCGGGCATCGACGCCCGCCTCCTCGACGGCAGCCCCGAATACAGCGACGCCCGCATCGAAGCCACCCGCCTCGACCCCCTGCTCTTCGCCGTCCTCTACTGCCTCCACCACCTGCGGGACCCCGAAGGCCAGGTCTCCTTCGCCGACGCACACCTCGAATGGGTGCGCATCGCCCGCCAATGGGTCATCCCGCCGGCCGCGCCCATGGAGCAGCGGGACGCCTTCCTTGCTCCCCGCGACACCGGCAAGAGCACGTGGATGCTGTTCATCCTGCCGCTGTGGGCCGCCGCCCACGAGCACGTCAAGTTCGCCGCGGTCTTCGCCGATTCCGGTCCGCAGGCGGAAATGCACCTCGCGACCTTCCGCAAGGAGGTCGATCAGAATGCCGCGCTGCGCCGCGACTTCCCCAAACTTTGTGCGGCCGGCCGGCGTCCGTCGGGCGCGTCCGAGTCTGATGCGAAGCACATGGTCATCCGCAGCAACGGTTTCGTGTTCGCGGCAAAGGGGATCGACTCCAGCTCCCTCGGCATGAAGGTCGGCGAGCGGCGGCCCGACCTCCTGCTGCTAGATGATGTTGAGCCGGATGAGGCGATGTACTCGGCTTATCAGGCAGGCAAGCGGCTGAAGACCATTACGGACGCGATCTTGCCCCTCAACATTTACGCGCGGGTAGTGCTCAGCGGCACGGTGACGATGCCCGGATCCGTCACGCATCAGCTGGTTCGCTGGGGCAAGGGCGAGCGGGACGACGTCAACGCCTGGGTCGGTGACGAGAAGTTCCGCGTCCACCACCACCTGCCCATCGAGCAGCGCGAGGACGGCACGGAACGCTCGGTGTGGCCGCAGAAGTGGCCCCTCTCGTACCTGACGTCCATACGGCACACCAGGGCATATGCGAAAAACATGGCCAATGATCCCCTGGCCGCGGACGGCGCGCTGTGGACGCCGGACGACTTCCGCTACCCGGGCGACGAGGGCGTGGACCCGGTCACCCACATGATGCTCAGCATCGACCCCGCGGTCACCGCAAAGAAGAGCTCCGACTTCACAGGCCTCGCGGTGGTGTCGTGGTCGGCGCAGCTACGGCGCTGCACCGTGCACGCGGCGTGGGCGCTGAAGGTGACGCCCGGCCCGCTCCTGCGCGACCGGGTGCTGGCAATCCTCGACGAGTACCCGCAGATCGGCCTCATCCTCGTCGAGGTCAACCAGGGCGGCGACACCTGGCAATCGATCCTCCACGGCATGCCAGTGAAGGTGAAGCCCGTCAACCAGAACGAGCCCAAGTTCGCCCGCGCCGAAGGTGTCCTGAACCACTACCAGCGCGGCCGGGTCCTGCATGCCCGCAGGCTTCCAGAGCTGGAGCAGCAGATGTGTACGTTCCCCAAGGGCGCCAACGACGACATGGTCGACGCCGTTGGGAGTGCCGTCCGGCGCTTCCTGAACCCGCCGAAGAAGACCCCTGCGACGGCCACCAGGGCCTCCTATGCCTAGCCCGCTCGTGAGCCGAAAGCCGCTGCCCGGAGGTCGCATTGGATGACTTGTCGCGTGCCGACCTCATGTACGGCATCGAGGAACTTAACGAGGCCCGCCCCGCCTACGACCAGGCGCAGACCTACTACGACGGCAAGGTCCCCGAGGTGTTCACCAGCATCCGGATCCGCCGCGCCCTCGCGATCCACGGCATCGACTTCGACCTGAATTTTGCGAAAACGCCCGTCAATGCGGTCACGAACCGGCTGAAGATCGCGTCCATTACGAGCCCCGACGAGGCCACGAATACGCTGATCTCGAAGATCTGGCAGGACAACCAGCTCAACCTGGAGATGCCCGACCTGTTCCGCAGGGCCGGCGAGTACGGCGACGCCTACCTGATGGTGCTGCCCGTCGAGGACGACAAGGGCAACGTCGTCCGCGTCGACATGTTCTACAACTCGCCGCAGACCGTGCGTGTGATCTACAGCCAGGACAATCCGCGCCGCAAGGCGTACACGATCAAGAAGTGGTGCGACGGCCCCTACCACCGGGTTGAGCTGCTGTACGACGACCGCATCGAACGCTGGACCACCGGCAAGAACTCGAAGGGCGACAAGCCTGCCGACTGGATGCACTGGCCCGCCGAAGAAGAAGACCCCGAGTCGTGGACCATCGACCACGACTGGGGCGAGCAGCCTGTTTTCCACTTCCGCAACGACCGGCCCTACGGATGCCCGGAGCACTACGGCGCCTACGGCCCGCAGAACGCCATCACCAAGCTGCAGCAAACCCACATGGGCACGGTCGACTACCAGGGATTCCCGCAGCGCTACGCCCTCACCGAAGCCGCCAACACCGACACCTCCGACCTCGAGCCCGGCGACTTCGACGACAACGACTGGCCCCTCCCCGAGAAGGGCGTCGGCCCGAAAGACTCCGGCGACGACAGCAGCCTCAAGGCCGGACCGGGCGAGATGATGCTGCTGAGAGGGTTCAAGTCGGTCGGCCAGTTCGATGCGGCGCAGCCTGGCGTGTTCCTGGAGCCGATCAGCTTCAACATCCGCGCGATGGCGCAGATCACTGACACGCCGCTGCGGATGTTCGACCCGCAGTCAAGCCGCCAACGCTCCGGGGTCTCCTACCAGGAGGAAGACGGCCCGTTCATCAGCAAGGTCGAAATCCGGCAGACGTCCTACGGAGCCGCGACGCACGAGGCGTTCACCTTCGCCCTGCGCCGCCTCGGAGTCGTCGACCCGGTCCTGTCCGTGGACTGGGTGCCCGCCAAGAGCGTGACGGACGCGCAGGGCTGGCAGACCGTCAACGAGAAGATCCGGGCCGGTGTCCCGCGCAAGCAGGCCCTCATGGAGGCGGGATACCGGGCGGAGCAGGTCGACGAGTGGCTGACCGGCGTCGACGACTCCGAGCTGCAGCGCCGCGTCGACGTCCTGGCCAGCCTTGCGGACTCCGCGCAGAAGCTGGGCGCAGCCACCGCGCTCGGCGTCATCAGCAGCGAGCAGGTGACCGCACTGCTGTCCGGGACGATCGACGACCTCGAACTCCTCGCACAGGCGCAGGAGGAGGGCTGATGCCGTACCGCAGCGAGCACTTGGCCCGCCTCGTGCAGGACGAGCACACCGGTCAGGTCATCGACCTCGAAGGCCGCATCGTGGGGGAGGCGCTGGGTGACAGCGAATCCCTGTTTGCCCAGCTGATCCGCCGCACCCTGGCCGCCTGGACCCGCGCCTTCGGCGGCCCCGACGAGCCCGCCGTACCCGGGGGCGTGCTGCGCCGCATCCTGGCCGCAGTGCGGGCCGCCGTGCGCCGCATCCTCGACGGCGTCATCCCGCGAGCCGACACGGCACTCGGTGGCAGCCTCGGCGAGGCGCTGACCCTGGGGATAGCGCAGGGCGGCGAGTTCCTGCGCGCCGCTACAGGGCGCCGCCGCCGTGCGCCAGTCCGGCCGCGGCTGAGCCGGGCGGCCCGCAGCGAAGCCAGCCGCATTGGCGACCTCATCACCCAGCGCCGCGACCGCGCCCTGCAGCTGCTGCTCCCGGACCGGGTGTCGCGCTGGTCGCACCTGCTGACCGGGATCGGCGCCGGCCACGCCACTTTCTCCGCGATCCGTGCGCATGTCGCCTGGGTCGTCAACACCGCTGTGAACGAGGGCCTGGATGCTGTGATCCGGGCGTCGACGAAGGTCAGGCTGTGGGTGTCGGAGGCAGACGCGTGCGTGCGCTGCCTCGCCTACACCGGCCGCACTGCCCCCGTCGACGAACCTTTCCCGGGCGGCCTGTCGTGGGATCCCCGGCAGCGTCGCATCGGCGCCGAGGGAATTGACGGGCCGCCCCTGCATGCGCACTGTCGCTGCCGCACCGTCCCCTGGGACGACGCCTGGACGACGTCCGGCGTGCCGTTTCCGCTGGCGTTGCAGCGGGAGGCGCACCGTTCCCTCGGGTACGGCACGGCCCGCCCCTCCGAGTCCCGGGCCGCACGGCTGCGCGCTGCCCGCGAGCTCCTGCGCACCGAACCTGACCTGCTGCCCGCGGTGGAGGCGCGCGCCCGTACCGCCGTGCGGACCGGCCGCTTCACCCAAGCCGCATAACCCCCGGGCGTCCGCGACGGACGCCGCCAACCCGCCCCCGTGATGGAGGAACACCAGATGGGCATCCAGACAGACACTCCCACCGACGAGCCGGACATCGACGTTGAGGTCGACGAAGAGCCGGACGCCGAGCTCGACGCCGAACCCGATGACGAGCCGGACGAGACGCCGAAGCCGAAGCCGCCCGCGAAGAGGACCGAGTCACAGCCCGACGACTTCACGCCGCCGTCCGAGACCGAGTGGCGCAAGGTACAGGCCGCGCTGAAGAAGGCGAACGACGAGGGCAAGAAGCACCGGCTGCGCGCCAGGGAGCTGGAGGACGCGGCACGGGCTGGCGAGCCGGAGCACGAGAAGGCGCTGCGTGAAGCCCGGGAGGAGGGCGAGAAGCGCTATCGGGCGCCGCTCGTGCGCACCGCGGCCCGGTCCGCGCTTGTCGAGGCAGGGGCGCTTGCGTTCCTGCAGGACGAGAAGGAACCCGAATCGGACGCGGCCCGCGAGAAGGGCGAGTCGCGCTTGTCCCGGCTGCTGAAGCTCGTCGACATGGACGGCCTCGACGTCGGCGACGACGGATCTGTGTCCGGCCTGGAGGCCGCGATAGACGATCTGCGCCGCGACTACCCGGAGTTGTTCTCGGCGCCCGCCAGGAAGCCGAAGGTCCGGCCTACCGGTGCGCCGCGCCAGGCGGCCCCGGAGAAGCCGAAGTCGACGGCCGAGCAGCACGCCGCTCGGCTCCTGGGCAGGGCTTGACCCCAAGAGGTATATTCAGCACCAGGTGAATTGTTCCGGTGATCGGAGCAGGCCGCCGCCCTGCTTTGCGAAGGCGCCCGTGATGGGGCCCGAGCCCAACAGCTTCCCCATCACGCCGCCCGCAGGAGGGCCACAATGGCGCGCAATACGCTCGAGGCATGGATCCCAGAAGAGTGGGAGACCAGCCGCGTAGTCCAGTCCATCACCCAGATCTCCGCCGTTGAGTCGCTCGCCGCCCGCATTCCCATGGGCTCCGACACCAAGCACGTCCCCCGCACCGCGGGCATGGACGTCGCGGTCGTCGCCAAGGGCGGCACCTACGGCGAGGACACCTCCCTCAATGACGAAGTCCTGCTCTCTGCGATCAAGTTCGGCAAGGCCGCGCGTATCGCCGAAGAGGACATCGACGACTCCGTTGCGAACATCATCGAAGCGAAGATGATCGGCTGGGGTAAGTCCTACGCCAAGCTGATCGACAACGCCAGCCTCGCCGTCAGCGCGGCCAGCAACGGCACCACGGTTCCGTTCACGTCGCTGTACCAGCTGCTGAACACCACCGACGCCACCCTCAGTTACACCGGCGGCGCGAACATCACCACCGCCGCATCCTCCGGCGCCCCGAGCTACTCGGAGTTCTCCACCGCGATCGGCAACGTCGAGTCCGGCGACTACTTCGACCCGGGCTCCATGGTCGCCATCGCGCACCCCGCGTTCCGCAAGTCGCTGCGTGGTGTCCTCGACACCCAGAACCGGCCCATCTTCATCGAGGGCCTGTCCGGGACCCCCGACACCGTCTTCGGCGTCAACGTCCGCTGGAGCCTCGGCGCGAAGCTCACCGCCACCGCGACGTCGACCCCCACCGGGCGCGCGCTCATGGCGTTCGTCAACCCCGAGCTGATGCTCCTCGGCGTCCGCTCCGGCCCCGAGTCGGTGTTCATCGACGGACGCGACGGCCTCAGCGCGCTGACCGACGAGTCGATCCTCAAGATGCGCGCCCGCCGCGGCTGGGCCTACGGCCACCCCAACGGCGCATCCATCCTCGTCGGCTGACCATCCCTTCAATTCCCGCACCGCCCGACGGCTCCGGGCGGTGCGGCGGACAACCAGGGAGGTGAGCCATGGCAGCAGCGAAGAAGACCGCCAGCAGCGCCCGCGCCAGGCAGCACCCGGCCAAGGCCGGCGAGCCCGAGGTCGAAGTCGACGAGCGATCCCCGGACGGGTCCGAGGGCACGCGGTTCGTCAAGGAGTTCGTCGTGCTCGCCGCACGGTGGACCGACGAGGACTATCAGCACGAGGCCAACCGCGCCGGCGTCGTCAACGAGGCGATCCAGCGTGGCCTGCATCCGCGCGGCGACGTGGCCTTCGACGGCCAGGAGCAGCACCCCGACGGGCTGTCTCTGACCCTCACCTACTCGGTGGACACGGTGCCCGCCTCCGTCGACCACCAGCCTGAGGACACCACCACGCCCCGCGACGTGATTGACGGCGAGGGCTGACATGGTCAACGCCTGGGCGACCGCGCAGGACGTCACCGACTCCACGGGAGTCACGGTGACGGATCAGCAGCTTGTCCAGGCGCAGAAGGCTGTGGAGGTCTTCTCCAACCGCATCTTCGGCGACGAGGCGCGCATGAGGACGCGAGACCTCTACTGGCTGGGCCAGGCCGTCGCCCATCAAGCAGCGTGGATCGCGGGCCAGTTCGGGCTGGAGACGCGGCTGGATGCCACGCAGATCCAGCAAGACCAGGTCTCGACCACACTGCAGGGCGACGGCCTGATCCTCGCACCCATGGCCGCCCGCTCCTTGAAGCGGGTGTCGTGGATGCGGTCCAGGACCGTGCACATCCGGTCCTCGATCGAGGGTGCTGGTCCGATCGTTGGTGACGCCCTCACGGACGGCTCCGACGACCACCTGTACTGGGCACCGTACCGGGGCGGTGCGTGATGCCTGTCGCGATCGCCACCACCAGCATCGCCATCCTGCGCGGGACCACCACCGACGCGTGGGGTGACGAGCAGGACGCCGACACCCCCATCTACACCGGGATCCCCGCCTCGCTGACCGAGCAGTCCCGCCGGGTCACGACCCGCGACGACCCGACCCCGCGCATCGTCCGCTACGCCGTCGCCCGCGTGGCCGCCGGAACGGACGTCACCGACCAGGACCGAGTGCGTGACGAACGCACCAGCGCCGTGTACATCGTCGACGCCGTCTCCTCGATGGCGAACCCGGCACTCACCGCAGACCTCCGCTTGGACCTGCGGCGCACCACCTAACCGAACACGGCCACACGCCCGGGGAGACCGGGCAGGCCAGTACGACCACCCACCGGAGAGGAGGGCGGCCATGGCACGATCCCGCATGCGGATCGACCCGTCCGCACGCACGCACGTCGACGCCGCCATCAACCGGTGGCTCGAAGAAGACATCGGCCGCCCCATCCTCGGCGACGCCCAGAACTATGTACACAAGCGCACCGGACGGCTCCGCGACTCGCTGCGCGCCGAGGTCCACGACAAGGTGCTCCGGGTCGGCTCCCTGGACTGCAACTACGCCACGGACGTCGAGATGGGCACCAGTGCCCACGTCATCAGGCCGCGCAACAAGAAGGCGTTGTACTGGCCCGGCGCCGACCACCCTGTTGCCAAGGTCAACCACCCGGGCACCCCGCCATTCCCGTACCTCCGTCCGGCCCTGTTCCAGCGGAGGACCGCATGAGCCTCCTGCTGCGCGCCAACCATGAGCTGGTCACGATCGCCTGGCTGAAGACCGTCGTCGGCGACCGCGTCTCCGTGACCCTCCCCAAAGACAACGCGACGTGGGCGGCGTCCGGGTTCTGCACGATCGACACCGTCGGCGGCAGCCCGAACATTTACGTCCCGCTGCGCGAGCCCGTCATGTCCGTCGACTGCTGGGCCTTCAACCCCAGCTCGCAGAAGCCGCCGTGGAACAAGGCGTCGACTTTGGCGCAGG